TTCCCTAAACGACGCTCTTCCGAGCTGAAGCAATTGGAAAAGGAGGAATAACTATGAAATCAAAACAAGTATTATCAATCGAGCAAATGAAGCAGTTGCAGGAGCTTGGAATAGATACGAGTGATGCAAGTATGATATTCCAAAGAGGTTCTGCCACAAGACATAAATGGGTACTTCATGTAATGGGGTATGCAGACATGTCATTACGAGAAAAAGAATTTACTTACACCTTGCAGGATATTCTCGGCAAGTTACCGCGATACATAAATGACTTTGGTGCAAAATATAAGCTGCACATTGAATCTACTTTTGCTGGACCTTGGTGTATAAGTTATCAGATAGGAATATGTGAACCATTTGTTTTTAAATTGGCAGAAAATCCATTGAATGCAGCCTACGAGATGTTGTGTTGGTGCATTGAAAACGGATATATTAAAACTAATCAGTTATGAAGCAAGAAATAAACAGCAACCTACTGGCGGAATGTATGAAGGAAGCCATGAAAGTGGAATTCCTGGAAACTAGCGAAGAGATAGAATTATATGCTTATGCCCTGTATAATGCGGAAATGTGAGGGAAGAGTGTAAAGTAAAAGAGCGTCACCCGAACCACCAGATAGACGCCCTTCCATAATTCATAGTACAAATATACTATTTACTTTTAAATAATCGTACTATGTTTTCAGAAATATCAGAGTTAAAATCTATCAGAGAGCAGAAATCCAGATTGTCAGAAAGAGAGTCTGAATTATCTGCTCCTATTATGTCAGATCTGGATTATATTCCATCCATATATAAATGGTTTTGTGAAATACAGGACTTTAGGGATTGTCCGGGAAATAAGGGTAGCGTTCATATCAGAAAGAAGTTTATATTTATTATTCTTTTTCTTTATGCTCCCAGTGTCTTGGCCGGTGGGAGAATGCCAAAAGGACTTCGGGATAAGATTGCCGAATCGGTAAATATCAGCGATAAAACATTTATTTCCCACAATATCGAAACTGTGGTTGTTCTCTACAATAATTATAAGGACTTTCGGAAGGATATAGAATATATTTACACTGGAATTATTTCTCATCTAAGAGATGAAGGTTTAGTTTTAAATAAATAGAAATGGCAGCACCTAAAGGAAATCAATTTTGGAAGTTACATAGCAAACATGGTCGTGATACACTGTTTTCTACGCCTGATTTAATGTGGGAAGCTGCTTGTGAATATTTTCAATGGTGTGATGACAATCCTTGGCGTGTCATAAAAAATAAGACCAAAGGAAAGATGAAGGAAAAAGAAGATAGCCCAACTCAAAGACCATATACATTATCTGGCTTTTTGTCTTATATAGGAGCAAATAATGGATATTGGAGTGAGTTTAAGACAAGCCAAAAATATGAAGTATTTTCCGAAGTCATATCACGTATAGAGAATATAATAGAAACTCAACAGCTTGAAGGAGCTATTGTGGGGGCATTTAATCCCAATATTATAGCTCGTAAATTAGGACTTTCCGAGAAGCAAGATAGTACAATCAAATTGAAAGGAAGTATTCCTGTTATTGAATTCTTGAAAAATGGAGGGGTGAAGACATGAGATTGTTTAGCATAATATCGCAAGCGCCTTATGCAAAATTATACGAGAATGAAGATAAGTTTATTACAATTGTAACAGGTGGAAGAGGTAGTGGAAAAAGCTTCAATGTATCTGTTTTTTTGGAAAGACTTTCTTTTGAAAGAGGTCATAAAATTCTATTTTCAAGATATACAATGTCTTCGGCGTCTATGTCTATTATACCCGAATTTCAGGATAAAATAGAATTGGATTTTGCAAGTGATTGCTTTGATGTTACTAAAACTGACATAATCAATACTTATTCTGATAGTGTTATTATGTTCCGAGGAATAAAAACTTCATCCGGTGTTCAGACCGCTAAACTAAAGTCAATTCAAGGGCTTACAACTTTTGTATGCGACGAAGCGGAAGAATGGACTAGTGAAGAGGATTTTGAAAAGATAATGCTTTCCATTCGACAAAAAGGTATTCAGAATCGCATTATTATCATAATGAATCCGTGCGATTCTAATCATTGGGTTTATAAGCGATTTATTGAAAAAACTCATAAACTTATAGATATTGACGGTGTACAAGTTCAAATATCCACCCATCCGAATGTGCTTCACATTCATACTACCTACCTAGATAACCTGGATAATCTTTCGTCAGAATTTTTAAAAGAAGTACAAGATATGAAGGTTAATGATCCGGATAAATATGCTCACGTGGTTATTGGCCGTTGGGCAGATGTGGCGGAAGGTGCTGTGTTCAAGAAGTGGGGAATTGTTGATGAGTTCCCGATTTGGTGCAAAAAGGTTGCTTTTGGGCAAGATTTCGGGTATACTCATGACCCGTCCGCCTCTATTCGCTGCGGAATTATTGATAATGCTTTGTACTTGGATGAAGTAGATTACCGAACCGGGCTTCTTTCCTCTGATATCATTAAAACGCTTCGTCCATGGGGATTGAAGGTTATAGCCGATAGTGCTGATCCACGGTTGATTCAAGAGATACACAATGGAGGGATAAAAATATATCCTGTCGAAAAGGGTTCGGGTTCTATTAACGCAGGTATAGACAAAATGAAGACCATGGAGATTTTTGTAACTAAACGTTCATACAATCTTCAAAAAGAACTACGGAAATATGTGTGGGCTAAAGATAAGGATGGGAACTATATAAATGAACCGGAAGATCATGATAACCATGCCATCGATGCAGCTCGTTATTATGTATTGGGTGAGCTTCTTGGTAAAATTCAGAAACCCAAGGATTATTCGGGGATTTTTGGACGTTAAAAATATATCAATATGACATTAGAAGAGATTTTAGTATTAGAAGATGTAGATCAGAAGATCGAATATTTGAAGAAAGGACGTAAAACGGAGGAGCCTAATACCGGTGAAAACTGGAAGGATTGGAACGCTGATTTGCATGAGATCATTGTGGATAAAGAAAAATACCCGGACATCGAAGTTGTTGAAGAGAAGGAAAGGGAAGAATGGAATGATAGTACCGGTAAAAGCACTATTATCCCAGCTAAAAAACGTACAGAACCGTGTAACCGTATATCTATTCCGTTGGAGCAAGATATTACCAATATTCAAACAGCGTTTACAGTAGGGGTTGAGCCTAAGATGGATTGCGCTCCGTCAAATGAGGATGAAAAAGGGTTATTTTATGCTATTCAACAAGTATTGAAGAAGAATAAAATAAAGTATCAGAATAAACGTATAGTTCGTTCTTGGCTTTCTGAACAGGAATGTGCCGAATACTGGTATGCAGTCAAAGATGATTCGTTCTGGACTAAATTCTGGAATAAAATACAGAAGGCTTTCGGAGGAAGTGTAAGGCCGCAAAATAAGCTCCGCAGCGTAATATGGTCTCCATTCAGGGGAGATAAACTTTACCCTTTCTTTGATGATGCCGGAGATTTGGTTGCTTTCTCACGTGAATATAAAAAGAAAGATCTGGACGATGTAGAAAAAGTATGCTTTCAAACTGTTACCGCTACCCATGTTTACCAGTGGGAAAATACGAATGGGTGGGAAGCGGTAGAAGAGAAGTCTTTCAGGCACGGGTTCAAGAAGCTACCTGTTTTATATGGTTATCGTACAGAAACTTATTGCCATAAGATAAAGACTATACGTGTACGTATAGAGAAGATATTATCAAGCTATGCCGATTGTATAGACTACCACTTCTTCCCGTATTTAATGCTCTTTGGGGATGTGTCAGGCTTTACAGGAAAGAAACGAAACAGGATCATACAATTGACCGGAGATAAGGCGAACGCTCAATATCTGACCTGGAATCAGGTTCCTGATACGGTTAAATTGGAACTTGAAGGGCTTACTAACAGGGCGTACGATCTGACGAATACTCCACGTATATCACCGCAAGAGTTGAAAGGTCTTGGAAATGCCATTTCAGGGAAAGCGTTCAGGTATATTTTTATGGGTGCGCACATGGCGGTATCTAATCATGCGGAAGTAATTGGAGAGTTCTTTCAACGGAGGGTAAACTTTTTGGTATCAGCTTTGGCGGATATTAACCCATCCGAATTTGACAAGGCGTCCCAGACTATTGATATTGATGTGGATTTGGTTCCGTATATGATTGATGATATTGACGAACGAGTAGCAACGGCAGTTAGTGCAATAAATGGTAAAGTATGGTCCCGGAGAGAGGGAATTTTGTTTGCCGGTAATGCCGAAAGGGTCGATGAAGTCCTGAAAGAGATTGAGGAGGAAGAAAAGAATGAATCTTTAGAATCAGTCAAAAAGAATAATATTTAGGGTGTGTGGTTAGAAAAATTATGGGGGTTATACAAAAAGTGTAGGAAAAATGGAACAAAATAGTAAATCGTTGCAGTCTTTTTAATGTATAGTTCGATTTTAGCTCAAAAGACAAATAAACCACAATAAGCGAATTGTGGTTTTCCGGAAGTGAAAATTTTAGGCTTATAATTGGATATGAAATAAATTTGTGCATAGAAAATAATACGGCTATCCTCACGGCTGAAAGATATAACGCCATCGGTGAGAAGTGAGGAGCTTGCCTTTGGCGCTTTTTTATATGCCAGGCGTGGCAGGTTCAGCAAGTCGGTAAGGCGTGAGAGGTTCGAATCCTCGCTTGCTACAAAATCGGACAAATTAAAATCCCCAAAAGCGGAAGTGTCCGAGCCGCTGATGGGGATAGTATTAACTTTATGTTGCAAATATAATGATTATGGACCAATTAACAAAATCAAGTACAAGTGAAGAAATCAAAGAGTATTTCAATGCTATTTTAGCTTTGAAAGAGAAAAATGAACTTTATCCAGTAAATATTGACGATGTATGGCCGCTTGTCTATTCAGAGAGAGGGAAAGCTACACGAGCGTTAAAATCTAACTTCATTGAAAATGAGGATTATATACTTTTTGCCCAAAATGGCAAAAACCTCAATGGACGTCCTAAAGATGATTATAAACTTTCTTTGTCTTGTTTCGAATACTTTATTGCTCGGAAGGTTCGGCCTGTATTTGAGGTATATAGACAAGTTTTTCATAAAGTAGCCGAACAGAAGCCATTATCCCAACTTGAAATACTGGTCCAGTCTGCGCAAGCTTTGCTTGAACAAAGCAAACGGATTGAAAACGTAGAAAAGAGACTGGATGCAATGGAACAGGAGAGAGAAGAAAACGGGAAATTATTGTTGGCGGTTGCTGTTTCATCGGAAAAGGTTCCGGAAATTTCTCTTCGTGATAAGATCCGCCAACTGGTGAACAAATATGCTTCGGCAACCAACACTAGACAACAGGACGTTTGGCACAAAGTTTATGAGCAATTATATTACCTCTATCACATTTCTATTAGTAACTATAAGAAGAAGTTCAAGGGAGAAACAAAACTTGAAATAGCGGAAAGAAATAATATCTTGGATAAGGTTTACGCCATTATCTCAAATATGGTCAGGGAGCGAAACGTTGCATGAGAGACTATACATAAAGAAAGGGCAGCCCTGAAGCTACCCTTTCCCGCTGATTGGCGTCAACTAATGTGCCGGAACCGAAACCCCTGACTTACCCTTTATTTATAAACTCTTGTAACACCCTGTTTGTCTCGACTGCGAGTGCGGACATTAGAAAGCCGTCTTTGCACATCTCACGTACTTGCCCGAATATCCGCTTTAAATTGGCTTCCATACTTTCTTTGGGGTTGTATATCACTTCTTCTTTCCCGTAGGGTATCAGCCCTCCGTATGTGCTTCCGTGCTTCTTTCTGCCATTCTTTAAGTTTTCCTGTAGTGACCGGTTAAACTCTTTGACTTGCTTCCTGACGATGCGTTCTGCGTACTTGGTGCAACGCTCGGATCGGAGCTTCTCTTCCATTTCGTTGAAGGCGTTGATGTAGGCTTCCTTGAACTGGGCGGCTATCTTTCCGGTGAAACCCATGGCGAGGAAGGTGAAGCCGTCACGGGTCATGTAGTACATCGGGTAGATCTTGCTTACATTCCCATTTTTCTTTGTGTAATCAGATAAGCCAAAATTGGCTTGTCTGAAATTTATGCTACATTCTAACTGATTTATAGCCCTTAAGACTTTAGCATGTTCTTTGTGGAAGTAATCCGCAACCACCAAAGAAGAGGTCACAGCTTGACCGTTTTTCGCTTCTACCAAATCAATCCTATCGGTAGACCATAATTCCAAACTTTTTGTTTCCATAATGATTTTATTTAATGTGTTGATACTATCGTGTCGCTCTTGCTTAGCACATGAAAAACCTGTCGTTATCGTCACCGAACATCTTATATCCGGCAAGCAGGCTTAAAACGATGATTGTCATTTCTATCATATTCGTATGTTTTAATGGCTGGCAGGGCTTTTCGCCCTACTGGTTAATTATAAGTCAAACATTATATTGTATTCAGCTTTCAGTTTATCAAAGGCGTTATCGGTAACAACAATTGTCTTTTCATCAATTCTTTTGATACCTCTACCTTTTACTGTTACAGGTTTGTTCAACCAAAGTGTGTATTTATCATCAATTGCAACTACTAGCATATCGGCTTGCTTTTTCTGAACGTCTAAAGAAGTTTCTTTATATTCACCTCTTACTTGTGCTTCCTTTGTCATTTCAATTGTTGCTTTCATAATCTTTATTTTTTAGTTGTTATTACTTTATTTCCTTTTTGATGTTACAAATGTAAGGGTTTATAATAACGGTTGCAAAATTTTGGGCTGAAAAATGTAGCCGTTTAATAAACTTTTATATATACAAGTGTGTTGTGGTATATAATTACATATTTATTAACGATTAAATAATTTGATGCAATAAATACCAACTTTTGTTGCATTATTGCTTTTCTCGTTTTATATTTGTGGCGTTTATTATAATATACTTTCAATATGGATATAAAAAGCATTATAAAGGAGAAGGGATACACAATACAAGATGTGGCAAAGAAGATGGGGGTAAACAGGGTTACTCTTACTCTAACTTTACAAGGAAACCCAACCTATAAAAAACTAAAAGAAATAGCTGATGCTATAGATTGTGATATAGTTGATTTCTTTCGAGATGAAGTCTCAAGTTTGAATACTCAGCAAATCAAAGGGGAAGAACTTACTGCCCTAATTCAGCACAAAGGAGACTTCTATAAAGCCACCACAATATCCGAATTAGAGAAAATTGTAGCTGAAATAAAAGAAAAATAAGGAAATATTTGCTTTTGTGTGTGTTTGTATGTTAATTTGCTTTCGTACAACCATAATACACACAAAATATGAATAAAGCATTTCTAATATTTGCCTTGCTGTTTCTTGTTGGATGCAGCGAAGAAAGCGATCCTGTTCCAGAGCAAAATAATGAGGAAAACACGGAATCCGGTGATAATAATGCATTTTTAGTTAATGGTTTTAGCTGTAATATTGATTTTAATGAAGAAAATTACACCATAAAGGTTAGTAAAGATAATGAATTCCTTTTTGAAGTGTCCGAAGAAATAGGAAAAGGGACTAAGTTGGATATAGATTTGGGATATGGAAATAAAAAAGATGTTATCGCTTCGTATATTAAAATTTTTGATATTCTTCAATATGAAAATACATATTATCTATTAGCAGATTTAAGAGACCAATCTGATATTTTGAGTTTTTGGGGAATTAGAAAGTTATATTCTTACGAGAATGGCAAGGTTCATGCAGTAACATTGAATACTAGTTCCTACTTGCCTACGGATATGGCATTTTGGTTTAAGAATAGTATAGTATTATCTGAAAAATACCAAGTGTATCCAGAAGCGACTGCTTCGGAAGGACATGTGTATGATAATGAATTGAATCTTATAAGCAAGTATTCTCCTAACGGAATAGTTTTAGATATGACACATTGCGTTTCTTTAGAAGAAGTTCTTAAACATCATTACACAATCTGTTTCTATGACATACGCAATACATCTCCATTATGGTCATATCCAATAGACCTAGTAGGTGAAGATTTTGTTGCAAGCTGTCAAGACGCCTCTTATTCTTCGAATAATACAGTTCTTGTTAATGTAAATATCACATACATAACGGGGGAAAAAGAGGTCTTAATTTTTGAATTTGACAAGGAGACAGGAGAACTTATTAAATAAACACATAAAGTACACACAACATGAAGAAAATTTTATTCCCTTTAGTAGCAATATTGCTATTAGCAGGCTGTAGTTCTAGTGAAGATGTAATAGATGAACCGGAACCTCCAAAATATAGTATCAATAGTACGGTTCAAGTAGGTGATATTAAACTACAATCTTATATTTTTGAAGGAGATTATTATATAGAGGCTATTGACGAATCAGGCAACAAGGCTTTTACTATCAAGGATAAGGCGGAAGGGTATATTGAGGACTTAGGGTTTGGAGAAACTAAAGAATACCCAGTTAATGGATGTTTCATTTTAAGTGCTTTAAATAAGAATGATCATCTCTACATATTGGTCAGTTTGTATGGTGACTTAATCGCTCATCCACATAAATTTATATTAAAGACAAAGGATGGAAAAGTGGTTAAGAAAGAATTTTTTGATAAAATGTATTATAGATCGGAAGAGCGTCGTGTAGGGAAAGAGTG